CAGTATTAGAAATAGTCACTCCATAAAATTTATACTGGTTCGTTACTGCCATTATTCTAAAAAGAAACTTTTAGCTTCTATCTCCTGTTTTAATTCTTCTTGAAAAGTAGAGTTTAATTTTTCCACAATAGCATCAATGTCTCTTGTTAAAGAATGAGCTATGTCTGGATCATATTCTTTACTCGCTCTGGTTATAAGTTGTACTATCTTGGCCATTATCCTATTAATGAATACGCACTTTTATCTAACGATAGCGGTATTCCTTTTTCTTCATTACTTTTTATATCCATTTCCATTAAAGTTTTTACATTATCTAAACCGAAACCAGTTTCGTTATAAGTATTCCATGCGCTTTTTAATTTTTTATCTAGCATACTACCTGGTTTAAAAGCATAATGATCTTCTATACCTACATAAGGATCCGTTCCTTGAGGAGTACTCATAATTCCACCTTGAGAAGGATGAAAATTATAATTGTTTGCTGACAACTGATTAGTAAGTGCTTGTTTGTTAGCTAGTGACTGTAAATGACTTCTTGAAAACTGTGTTGTTTCAGGATTAATTTGTAAATCTCTATTAATTGCATCTTGAAAAGGATCTGAATAACCTTGTCCTAATAAATCTGCATAAGCTTTTTTACCATAACCTAATCCTTTAGATTTTCTATCTGATAAATAATCCATTCGTTTTGTATTTCTTCTATTGGTTCTAGCCTGTTCATATTCGTCTTGAGTATTGTATCTTCCATATTGTTCATTCCATCCTCTTAATTTTCCTGGATTGATATGAGATAACATAGACATTGCCTTACCAGGTATTCCTCCAAACATACTCATCGCTCCTCTAAATAAATTTCCTATACCGAAAGGACTTCCTCTTGTAGCTCTGTAAGCTTTAGGGGCAAATTGTTTAGCTGCTCGTAAATTCTGTTTACTTATTCCAGGTCTATGTCTAGGTCCAAACCAACCTGGGTTAACTGTTTGACCAGCTCCTGAAGCAATAGCTCCGGATCTAATGTCTTGCACTTCTTGTGGAGACATTCCAGACGCTCTATAATCAGCTCTAGCTCTTTCGTTTTTTGCTCCACTTTCCGCAGCACTCATTGCTGCACCAGTTCTATAATTTCCAGCAGCATCAAAGTCATCATAGTTAGGAATTCCTATTGGCCCTTCATGAGGTGTGTCTGGTTTTAAAGATTGTAAGATACCAGCTTCATCATCTGTTATATAAGCTAAATTAACCGGTGTTGAATGAGATCTTGCTTGAAAAGATGTAGGAACATTTACACTGTTGCCTTTTTTATAATTTTCAAAATCATGTATTAAGTTTCCATCGGAAGCCATGTCCATAATACCACCGCCTCGTGCGCCATAACGATTGGTCCAATCACGAGCAATCTCTGGCTCGTTGGCCCATAGGTATCGTCTTTGTTTCTCTGATTGAAATGGCATTATCTTCTTCCGTCTGGTTGTACGTCCACTCTAAAGGTACCTAGTTTCCAGTCCTGAGAGGTGCTGGTATTAGCAATCTTTAAAGAAACGGCACGTGCTCTGGCACGAGTATCTACTTTAGTCGTACTTGAGGTAATTGTAAAGGGTCCTAGTGAAGATCCCGCCTGGGCGCTATTAGGATAGTCTCTTAAATTTAATGTAATTTGGGTATCTCCGGTTTGAGAAATAAAGTCAGGAATGAATCTTCTAATTTTCATTAGGAATTCTCCATCTCCTTGAAAGGTTGCTCCACCTTCTTTAGTGACCGTTATATCATAATCACCTGATTCTATATTAGAAGCAATAGCAGTAGTCGTACTTCCAACCACTTGATCGGTTCCGGTTTCGTGTTGAAAATATGTAGTAACACCATCGGTATTTCCTACAACATCATAAGAAGTATTAGTATCCGGATCATATGAAGTACCATAAGGTTTGTTAAAGACAGAAGAATCCATCCAACTGGTTCTGGAAAATAAAGCACTCTCATTAGTGGTCCATATTACTCTTTCTGAACTGGAATCTAAATAATTATAAATAACGGCTCGATCCACATTGTTAGAATTGGAAGTACAATAGAACCATATTATTTCTCCAAACAAATTATTAATACCCGCCGAAATTAATTGATTGGAAGTTTCATTAAGATTATCAAATACATAATCTTCAACTAAACATTTCATTGATTCTAGTTTACCAGAATATTTAAAGAATCCATTATTAGACATCCAGTAGGCAGCACCATCTACTTCAACGGCTGCATTAATTCCTATTAATCCACAGTTAGTTCCTACTTGTTCAAAGGCAAATACAAAAGGAACACCCACAAAACGCATGGTAAATAATGAGGTATCCGTCCATACATAGACAGCATTTCTTCCAAGTTTAGCTCCCATGATCCGTGATCCGTCGGCCAGTCTTTGCGTACCTGCTGTATTGGTTGCTGTCGGAGCATAAGTGTTAATATCTTCCCGATTGGACCATCTGACATACATATCATCTTGTGTCGTGCTGTCTCCGATTGTGGTTTCAGTTCCAAAAAATACTAAGTGTCTGTCCGGTGTAGATACCAGCATATGCCTTGATGCTGTGGGTGCCCCCGTTATAATAGTTGCTCGTGTTGCTGTTGCATTGGTTAAATTTGAATTCCATTCGAAACAGGGACCATTAACAATAAGAGCAATTACATTTTGACCAAAACTGTCAATGACCCATAAACCAGGATCAGCAACTTTATCCGTGTTGGATGCTGCACTGCCCCAAGTGGTATAGTCTGAAGTATTTGTAACGGTTGCTCCACTCGAATGAGCCGCTCGTGTAGTGCCTTGTACAGCTCTAGTAATTCCTGTTAAATCGCTTCCTGAAACTCCTGTGTAAGATATTTCTTCTGTGCCTACTTGAATATAATTAGTCCCTGAAGTTGGAAAGCCAATTACAGAAGTTAAAGTAATGCTAGTTCCTGAACCACCTGTTCCATAAATATTATCTCCTAAAGCTCCATTTAAAGTTGTAGTTTGAGCTCCAGAAATAGTTCCACCAAATTGAGATATACCCCAACCATACGCTCCCAGCTGTTCAGCAGGACCAACGGGATAATACCATTTAACAGAGAGATCTCCATCCGTAGCGGTTGCACTAGCGTTGGAGCCCATAGTAATAGTAACTGAGGTAGAGTTTACTACTTCAGTTATCATAAATGTTTTGTCATCAAAATCAGAAGCTGAATAACCTGAACCTGTTGGAGGAGTTACATTTTCAAGTAATAAAATATCTCCTGCTGTCATTCCTATGGTAGAAGATAAAGTAATAGTAAGAATAGCAGAGCCATTATCAGAAGCTAAGGCATTTGTTAATGCTCCAAAGTCAGTTTTAATTGGGTGGATGTCATAAAAAGCTCCTCCTGTATATGCATATAAAATTCTATTTGTTCCCACAATAGAGAAATTAATTGAATTTTGACTAATTACATGGTGTTGAGCTCTAGCCACTCCTGTTAGTGTATTGTCTCCTAATTGAGACCATCCTCCTATTTTTTCAGGAGTACCATATCTAAAACGAACATTTTCTCCCCCGGTCCATTGTCCTTCAGCACCTGTGGGAGTAACCTGTTTATTGAATCCTGGTAAAAACTCTATTTTTTGTAACATATTAATCCCTAGTTTATTAGGGTTTATACTAGATTGAAAGACTTTTCAACAGGGTATCAGTACTCTACCCATCCAGTAAGTATGTATTTTTCATCAGATAATGGTGGGTTACCTCTATGTGTGTATTCAAAGCTAGCTGGAAATATAGCTAGTCTACCTCTCTTCGCTTTGATTCTTTTGCTTAAATATAAAAATTCTGTCTCTCCCCCTTCTTTAACATCGTTTAAATAAAGGGTAAATGCAAATAATCTTTTAAACCATAACTTACTGCCATCTTCAGAATGCCAGCTATGATAACCCTGACCTGGCAATGTTTTCTGTATTTTTAAATATTTAATTGTGTGATAGTCATAATTTTTTAGTACACTAAAATCTTTTACATAATCTTTATGCGGACCTTTAAAATAAGAATGTATAAAATTATTTGATAACTGAGTTCCTCTAGGAATTTCATGAGATCCATGTTCATAAATCGCTTCATGCAAAGCCACTTGTTCGTCCTCTACGACGCTTTCTTTATCCTGAGTACTATAGTTTTTTCTTTGAGCTGTATAACCTCCCTTTAGTAGGTTTTTATACACTTGAATAAACATCTCACAATCTTTTTCAGACATCCAGTTATCATAAATTTTAATTGTTTTATCTAAAGGTTTCATTATGATCTACACCCTAAATTAAAACTCATTGAAATCCTATCTTTTTTTGATTTGTTAGAATCTACATTTAAAAAAGTAGAAAAAACAGGTACAGAAAATATATTGTTTATTGTCATTTTTTCTTTATTTTTAATTTAGCTACGTTCCCACCATCATATATGTACGTTCGTAAAAAATCGAAATACTTAGGCCAATCTTTTATAATTTTTTCTTTTGTTTTAATCATATTAAAAATTTGTTTCTTACCAAGTTTTATTCCATCGTTTCTAAATGTGTTGTCTTTACAAGCAAGAGCATGTTTAAGACTCATTTCATCTGTAGGAAACCAATGCATACCATGAGCTATGCAATCTAATCCAGCATAAGCAGGATCATACCAATATCTTTCAAATCTTTTCCAGACAGCTTCCCTAAAACCACTTACTCCGCTTGGTTTTAAATCTATTAAATCTGTACAATACTCTCTATCTTTTACATCTCTCCAGTATTTAGTGTCATCTCTTTGAGTCATTGCATAATGCATAGCTACAAACTCTGCAAAATTTCTAAACATTAATTTACATTTCCAGTTAAATGCATCTTTATCAAATTTAGATGGAGAAGGTCTTTGAAGTATTCTAACCAATTGCATTAAAAACTCATGCACAGTAAATAAACCATTACTTTCTAAAGGTTCAATAAAACCAGCAGCCAGACCAATTGCACAAACATTTTTAGAATATATTCTTTTGTGCACTCCAATTCTCATTTTAATAGTTCTTAGTTCTACGTCATCTATTGGATGATTACCTTTTTTAAGATACTCTTTAAAATCTACTTTAGCTTGTTCATCGGATATATATTTATCTGAATAAACATAACCCATACCCATTCGTGTCCATAATGGAATTTCCCAAATCCAACCATTATCGTACGCTACACAGTTAGTGTAAGGCACCATTTGTTTCTTTTGATTTATAAAGGGTACTCTCGCTGCAACTGCAGAATTGTTTGGTAGTATATCTTTGTAACTTTCAAAAGGTTCTTTTAAAGCTTTGTCTAATAATATAGATTTAAACCCAGTACAATCTATAAATAAATCTGCTGAAATAGTTTGATGTTTATTTATCATTATTTCTTTAATACCATTTTTATCTGTCATAGTATCAGTAACATCACCTACAATATATTTGACTCCTTTATTAAGGACCCAGTTAGATTTTAAATATTGTCCAAATTTTATTGCATCAAAATGATATGCAACATCTTGTTTAAAATTAAATATAGGTAATTTTTCTTGTGGGTTTTCACATAACTTACCGCTATTTACTAACAACATGTTTGTGTAAAACCATTCAGCATATGTATGAACAGGTTCTGTATTACCTTCCATTATTCTATAATCAATCCAGTTATTAGTATCATTTTGAGCTCCTCTTAGATCTGCTTCTCCAAAAGGATAATGAAAATGACCGTCGCCTTTTCTGTAAAAATCTTGAAAACGTATACTAAGTTTATAAGTAGCATCACATGCTCTCATAAATTCTTTATCCTCAATACCCATGTAACCTAACCAATTATTTATTTGACCCAGTGTACTTTCACCTACACCAACACTAGGAACATTCGGACTTTCAATTAATGTAATATCTTTATCAGGACATGCTTTAGCTAATGTAGCTGCTGTCATCCATCCTGCAGAACCTCCTCCAACAATAACTATTTTAAAACATCCAGCCGACATATGAATACCTCTCTCCTTTTTTTATAGTTTTAACTTCATGCGGATACATAAAATTAGATGGAAATAATATAATATCTCCTTTCTTTAATTGTATGTTTACACCATTAATATAGAATTCGCCACCTGTAAAGTTGTTATTTAGTAACCCTACAATACTTAAAATAGGTATGCCTTTATTCTCCCCATCAAATATAGAATGTATGTGATCAAAGTGTGTTCTCATGTTTTTGCCTTTACTATATCTATTTAATCTTAGTTCCGACATTTTAGAAAAAATTCTTGTTTTAGCAATTTTACTTGTATAATCTTTTAAAGCTTTTTGAATAGCAGGTAATAATATATCATTAAAATTTATATCTGTTTCAGCTACGTTGCAGTCTGTGCTCTCTCCTTTAGCGGTATTTAATTCTACATTATACCATGAATGAGGAGCCCATTGTTTTGTGTCATAAAGTTTTATACATTTATCACATTCTTCAGGTGTTAAATAACTACCCATTAATATGTAATCTTTAATTTTTGTTTTTTGGCTCATCTAAAATTAATTCTGTTAATCTAATATCTTCACCTACTGTGCCACTAAACCAAGTGTTGAAAGATATAGATATTCTACAATTTTCAGATTGATTAGGTGACACTCTATGCATAGTAGAAGAAGGAAATATTAATAATACCCCATTCTTAGTTTCTATTGCAATGTCTGGACTATTTAATTGATTAAGTTTTTTGTATCGTAAATTTAACCATGGTAAAATTAAATGTTCTTTTTCTTTTTCAAAAATTATTGGTGAAGTATTTTCAACATACATTACCCCAGACAAACAAGAATTTGTGTGACGGTGTGAGTGATGTGAAGTAGTTTTTTCATTAAAATTAACCCATGATTGTGTAATATGTATAGGTGAATCATTAGAAACCTCCATCATACCATGCCAATAAGCATCTAAATTATCTTGTACAAATTTTTTTATTCCCTGGAGTTCTTTATGTTTAAATATATACCTATCAAGAGAAGTATGATTTTTACCTTTGTTTTCAGCTATTTTTTTATAAAATGATTTTAAACAACGTATTTCTTTTTTAGAAAATTTGTATGGTTCCGTTTGCCATACAGGAATTCCAAATATTGAATTAACAGCTACGTTTTTATGTTTCATAATTAAAATTTATATTCCATCTATATGCGGTATTTGTTTGACTTACAGACCTGTGTTCTTGATTACCGTCAAATATACACGCGGTATTTTCTTTAGACTTAAAAGTAGGTATTTTTTTATCCTTAAATTCTGTGCAACCATTGTTATCGTTAAGTGAAAGAAGTAATGTTTTATAGTTTGAATTTGAAAATAGATCAGTGTGATAACTGCTTTTAATAACTTTAGATTGATTGGGTAAACAATTTATTTTTATTCTTAATATTCTAAAAAAATCTGGTTCTATAGATTTTACTTTATTAATAATGGGTCTTCCAATTGTTTCAAACAAAGCACTATTTACTTGTTGCTTGTCATTAATTAAAACATGGGTAAACAGAACTTGACCATCGCCTTCTTTCGCTGCACCCGATTGTGTGTACCAAGGCATATCGCTAGATGTAATGGTTTGTTTTATATTATCAAATGTTTCTTTATCTAAAAAATTATTTATTAACATGTGGACACTCCTTTAAATTTTTAAACCTATTAGTAAATTTTTGTTCAATAAGTAAACGTGTTGTGTATTCATGGTCTTTTAATTCTTTTGTCTCTTCAACAATTTCACCAACATAGTCATCTGGAATAGGTATGTATTGTGCAAGAGGTGTTCCTTTTACTATTACGTTCTTTTTTTCTTTATTGTTAAAAAAACTTTTTCTAAGAATTATTTGATGATTTGTTTGTGGCCACAGAGAAGCAGGTAGCACTCCACTCAACACTTGCCAATCAGGATTAAATTCATAGCTCATTGGTAACTGAAGTAAAGACCAACCTTTAGATATTTTAACTAACCATGGGGACACTGGTTTGAGTACACAGACAATTGAAGATTGTTCGTGTTTAGGAACTAAATCTTTATATTGATAGTCATCATGAAAATTAAATTGAAAATTTACACTAGGGGTACGCCAACTTACCATACCATCATCATTTAGCCAAAGCTCCACATCACACCATAAAGGCATTACCCAACCTGCAGAAAAATATTTTAAAAAAGAGGGACATAGTTTTACATTTGAGTGAGATTTGCTGGTATCTTTTTTAACCTGTTTAAACCATTGTGGAATATATTTATAAGCTTTCACTGGAGGACTAATTTTTTCTAAATGTTTTATATTAGACCACCACGTAACTTTAGGTTTTTTATTTTTAAAAAAATCAAACATGTGGTTTTTCAAATACAGGGTTAAAGTTTCCTCCAAAAGTCATGTTAATTGAATATCTAAAAGTAGGAGCATGCATAGTTGATGGACGTATTAAATGGGGAATTGTAGCATCAAATATAACAACTCGATTAGGGAGAGATTGAACATGTTGTCTAACACTTTTTCTATCATCATTTAAAAATAATGTATCAGCACCCCATTCTAAATCCCATTTCATATTTGCATAATATAAAAAACTCCATACATCTTTATTTCCTGAATCATCGTGAGGATGGTAAAGACCATAAGCAGTAATAGCATTTACTAAAGTTCTAGTTACTGTTTGGTAACTGAGGTCAAATTTATTTTTAATTTTTTTAGGCAACGCATCTAGTAAACCTAGTTTTTTTAAATCTTCTCTTGAAAAAACAGAACCAAAATTTTTTCTTTGTTCATAGTCTTTGCAAGAACTATCGTTTGTTCCTATCCTAAAATAAGAATTGTTTACAAACTCATAAAATTTTTGAGTGTAGTGTGAATTAAATACATCGTCATATACGTATATTTTATTTTTTTCTGCCGTCATACTTTTATCCTTAAGTTACCTGATACTGTTATTCTATAATTGTCAGAAGTATAAAATGGATATACTTGATGTTTTAATTGGGCAGGAAATATAACTATTTTTCCTTCGAAACTTTTATCTACTTCTAATGTTTTAAGACTAATATTTCCTAACATATCAGTTATTAAAAATTCTGTTCTAGATGTGCTAAAACATTTATTAATTACTTTAGGAAAATAATCATCTTCTTTTTTTAAATCGTAAGGAATTTGTACAAATATAATAAAAGAAAATATTCCCGCATGATCATGCACAGGGTTAAATTCATATTTTTTTTGATAATTAACCCACAGCGTATCTAATACAAGAGGTCTGTTTTCTGTTAGTACTTTTAAACTTTTAAGATATTTTTTTAAAGGTGAGTTTTCTATTAAAGAAAAAAGAGATTGATCAAAGTTTTTATCACGTTCCAGTATATAATATTCTTTTTTTAAATGACCAGCTAATTTATGATTAGTTTCTTCTTTATCGTTATATGCTTTTTTACAAGCTTTTTTTAACCATTTAAAATCATTGGGTTTTAATGTACTATAAGCTAAGTCAATACTTGACATTACCGGTATACTACGTTCCCATCCACTAATATTATTTTTTGCTTTCATAAAAGTATGAAAGCAGTTTACCATATATGAAATAGATTGTCTAGAAGAAATTAAGCTGTTACGTCGTCTGTGCTGTTAAGTGAATAACCACGATTTAGAAATCCTTCTAATGCGCCTAATTGAATTTTTTCAGTCCCACCATCTGGTTTGTTAACAGTGATTTCTTGATCAAAATCATCGAAGTGGTGACCTGTTGCTTTTAAATCTAAATATTCTTTTAACATCATGGTTAAAATACTATTCCTATTACTCCGGATCCACCATTATTTCCAGATCCTCCGCCAGATCCACTGTTTACTGCTGCAGCGTTACCTCTGTTTGTATTTCCGTTTGATACTCCGTTTCCAGCTCCGGATCCTCCACCAGATCCGCCCGATCCGCCTGTGTGTGTTCCACCGCCGCCACCACCGCAGAATGTTCCACTGTTAGTTGCAGATCCATAAGTTGCAGAAACACTTCTTCCAGCGCCACCGCCACCGGCTGAGTTTCCACCTAATCCAGCTTGACCAGCTCCTCCGGCTCCTCCGCCACCACCCGATGGGTGAGACGGTCCTGAATAAGGTGCTGAACCTCCGCCGTTTCCATAACCATATGTTTTAGAATCCGCGCATATTAGTGGTGAATTAGTTTGTAAGCCCGCACCGCCTGGTCCGCTACTGTGATCTCTTCCTCCTCCAGATCCTCCGTCTGATCCTGGTACTGTTGATCCGATACCACCGCCAATCGCTCCAAGAACGGTTGCTGTAGTTACAAGATCTCCACTGTTAGTTCCCCAGTTAGAATTTTGTCCGCCTTTTGTAGTTGTATTACCTGATGCAGCTACAACTCCTAAAGGATTGTTAACTGGTGAAGTATAATCTCCTCCTGCTCCAATATAATAATTATAAGTTTGTGGTGTTACTGCGTAAGCTGGGTGATCAACCATTCCGCCGGCTCCGCCGCCGCCTGAGTGGCCGCTCCCACTACCCGATCCGCCACCACCGACAACAAGTAATTTAATGTTACCTGAGTGTGAGATTGCGTATGTACCAGATCCTGCTACTGTTTTATATTCTTGAACTGGTGCTAAAACTTGTATTGAAAAATCTCTATCAGAAGTTTGTGCTCCTGCTGTTGCTCTTACTCTAAATGTAGTTGTTGTATCTCCTCCAACTGCTGCTGCAGTTCCAGTAATAGCTGCGTTTGTAGTATCAAAAGATAAACCTGGTGACACTGCTGGTCCTGGTGCAACTAATGAATAAGTTACTGTAACCCCTTCTGGGTCTGTTGCTGTAGCTGGAGCTAAAGTATAATTAGGTGCTGCTCTACCTGAGTCTACAATAGTTCCAAGTGTTCCTGCGGCTGTTGCAAAAATTGGATTATCGTCCACTGAAAATAAGTTATCACCTTGTCCTGTTACAGGATTTTCTACTTTAACATCCCACGGGTCTTCGTTTACTCCACCAAGACCTGTTGGTATTGTAACTGTTAATTGAGTTGAGCTATCAAAAGTAACTGTTGGAACAGTTACCTGAGTTCCACTAGCACCAATTAAAGTTACTGTAGACTGCGCTGTGAATCCAGTACCTGCAATTACAACCGATGCTAAAGGTAAGTTACCTTCTGTTGTAGAACTAGGTGTAATAGAGGATATAGTAGGTGAACCTACTATGTCTTGTATTTGAGATCCACTAAAATTATATTTTATATTTTTATATGCTGTCATATTATTTCTCCGTTAATAACCATCCTTTAGTAGAGTCAACGTAAACCAAACCAAAAGCGGCCCCTTCTGTTGCTACCACTAAATCTGAAGCGGCTCCTTGTATATTATGTCCATTTCGTCCGACAGTCAAGTTTGCAGTATCAAACGTGTCAGTGTAGTCTATGAATCTTACTTCATCTCCTATTGTTGCAGAGGTTGGTAAAGTCACTGCAAATGCTCCACCTGATGTATTACAAAAGTAACCCTGACCTGCTACCGCATTAGCTGGGTCAGCAGTAATAACTGCTTGCCATGAAGTTCCACCTGATCCTAATTCAACGTTAGTAACGTCTTGACCATTGATGTAAATTAGTTTTGTATCTTTTGCTGTTGCAGCAAAAGTTGTTCCTGAACCTGAGTCAGAAGCACCTTTTACTTGTACAGTGAATGCACCTGATGTTGTATTTTTGATTAGATAAAATTTTTCTGTTCCGTTTGGAATAGTTACAATTCTGTTTCCAGTAATAGTTCCTGTTAATTCTATAATCGCATTTCTAGCTGCGTTTGTTAAACTATCTGTAGTAGAAGTTGAATCACCGTCTGTGATTAAAAGAGCTGATGTTCCAGCACCGCCTGCGATAGATTGTGAATGATATCCAGAAGCTGCTTGTTGAATAATGTTTAAATTTGTGTTGGTTTTTGTTCCCCATGTACCGGCGTTTTCACCAGTGGCCATAAGTTCAATACCTAAATAATTATACGTAGATGCCATATTTTTCTCCTAAGCTACATCACTGTAGCTTGTATTTGATCCAGTTGCAATATTACTATAAGATATATTAGATCCTGTGTCAATATTTGCATATGCAATTATTCCGCCCCCACTGGCCGTTGTCATATCAGCTACACTAGCGGTTGCTGACACCCCTGTCAAGCCCATAGTCATTTCTATAGGACTAATTGATCCTACACTTCCAGTTGTTGAAACTCCTGTTAAACCAACAGCCATTTCTGTAGGACTAATTGATCCTACACTTGCTGTAGTAGATACTCCAGTAATATTAATTAATTCAACACTACTAGTGGTAAGAGATCCTACACTTCCAGTTGTTGAAACTCCTGATATCTCATACGTCATTGTATGATCTAACGATCCTACTGACGCAGTAATAGCTAAACTACCTAATCCTTGACTATGATCAGCTCCATTATTAACATTTAAAGTTCCTAGACCAGAACCAATGGCGTCTAGACCACTAATTCCAAATATCATATCAAAAGTTAAAGTAGGAGAGCCTACTGAAGAAGTAGTAGAGACACCAGTAGGAACAATTATACTTTCAGGTTTAAAAGTAAATTCTCCGCCCCATTGTCCATTACCAAATGAATTTACTCCCCATCCATCTGGACCAAGATGTGAAGTTATAGATAAACCACTTAACGTGACATCGATTGCATCTTCGCCCCATTGGTTTGATCCCCACGTATCTCTGCCCCAACCTTCTTCAGATTGTGCATACGCTAAATCTCCTAAAGAAGCTGTTATAGCGGTTGGTGCTGTTAATAATTGAGTGACTGTATTAGATTGCCAAGAGTTATAACCCCAGGCTACTGAAGGATTATCACCACCCCAAATTGATGCCATAAGGACTTCCTCCTTATGCTAGTCTCAATATTGCTGAACTAGAATCGTTAGTTGGAAACTGAATAGTAAACGTTCCAGAAGAAACAGTTTTATCTCCACCAAATGCAATTATACAAACAGCATCTGTAGTGGATGATCCACCATCTGTTGTTGTATTATAAATCATACATCCATTCGCTGTAAAAGAAGCTGAACTCCATGATACATCTGAAAAATCTGTAAATGCAGTTGTTGAAGTTAATCCTACTCCTGTGTTTGTTAGAGCGATTCCACCAGCAGAATAAGCGCTTCCTGATGTATTTGTAATTTCATTAGATGTAGAATAATCTGTGGTTGCTGCACCTAGAGATGCTGAACTTGTAAACATTGCAAGTTTAAAACTACCTCCACCTGAAGATTCAAAACTATGTTTTCCTTGTAATAGTTCTTGTTTAAAACTTGAACAAACTGCTGATGTTATTGCCATAATTATCTCCTAATTTAAGGATTCGGAGACTCAATTGGAATACGAATTGTACCATCCGTATAATCATCTCGTCTTCTTCTCCCAATTTGCTCTGCAGCAAATTTCTGAACTACATTATTATACTTTTGTTCATACATTGTCAACATGTCCATAGGATCTTTTAAAAATCCATAAGCTTCTATCAGGCAGGCATACAATAGCCCATTTCCAAAGTTCTGACTTATATAGGTTCCACTGGTATTTGTTACCAAACTAGTGGGCATAGCATTAAAATGAACTTGAAATTTATAAGTACTATCAGGAACAGGGGCAAACATATATTTTCCTGAAGTAGTATCAGTTGTCCCTGTTGCTCCTCCAAATTGAGCATAGTATTTAGGATTTCCAGTAGCAGTATTCGCAGCTACATATTCATTTAAAAATGTCTGGTCCTTTTTTTGTAACCAAGTATTAGCTCCAGTAATAACTGAAGTTGAGGTATAGACCTGTATTCCACGGGTAAATAAACATCCTGCCGGACAATTTATATATTGTTGTCCAGTAACTAAATTTCCTTCTTGTTGTTTTCTATCTGCATCAATTGGAAGATCTCTCAAAAGTCTATATTCAGCTTGTTCAATTATTTCATTCAAGATAGCAGCTGTTAAAACATTGCTATCTACTTCTGTCCAATTTCTAAGTGCTGTAATTAAGTTTGCGTAATTATATCCTGCCATTATGGTTCTATGGTTACCGGTCCAACGGACACTGGATAACCACCTCCTTCTATTCCACCTGTTGTAGCTGTATCAGTATTGACAACAAAATAAAACCAGTCTGTTGTAAAATCTGTATCTCTTGCACCTGCAACATATTTTCCTGTAGTGATAGCATAACCTGCCGCTAAAGCAATTTTAGCTCCTGTGATTCCATCAAAAGTAGGTGGATCTGTATAATCTCCTCCTGTAGTTGGCATTCCTCTAAATCTATAAGTACTTCCATTTGTTAAACCATGATTTGGTACATTAACATTTATATAAGATGAACCAGATGCATAAGTTGTAAAAGGATTAGGAGGCATTAACTGTGTAACAGCTGGTGCTGTACGTGCTGGTCTTACTCGTTGTAATCCTTGAGGATCAGCGATCACGGGTCTTGGACTTATTTGAGGTTGTTTAGGTTCAAACTCTGAATAATGAACCCAGGCTCCTGTCCATTCCTTAACCATTTCTAAATAAGGGAATTGCATTCCAGATCTATCTGAAATTGCTATTGCGTATTTACCTGATGCAAATCTAGCCATTATACACTCGGAAAGTAAGTTTTCT